TTCCGTTCTCTCAGCGTTGTCTGACGCATCAGGCACTTTGATATTGAGAAATGTTTATAGAAGTTATCAAAATGATAACCTATTTTTTGGGACAATTCCACTTTTCTAAAGCAAGTGCTTTACGAGTCTTGTTACCTTTACTATCTTTCATCGGTCCTTTTACTCCTCCCATCCTTGCACAAAAAGATTTTTTTCTTGCTTTTTGTCTAGCAGATAAACCTGATTTTTTAGTAACAGGTCTTTTTAAATTACTACCAGTTTTATTATTAATATAATCCCTGCCCTTCTGTGATAAACCACCAGTAGGGTTCTTATGTATCTTCTTTATCTTGAGACTATCTCTTGACATTCTTCTTAGGTTTTTTTCTTAAGATCATAAGATCTTCTCTAGTAATTTTATCTCTAGGTTTTGCAACTCTAGCGATCTTCATCTGTTTTTTTGAATAAGGCATAGTTAATTACCTAGTAGTAAAGACATCACTACCACCTAAACGTCTTTGTACATCTTCAGTATAGGTTACATCCTTACCATATCTAGGATCTCTCATAGCAGTTACTACTTCTGATGTTGACTTGTAAGGTGTAGGTCCGCTTGTTGCAGCCTTGCCTGTTACTAAACTTGGTTCAACTCCCATAGCGTTACTGTATTGAGAATAAAGTCCTTGTACTGCCATTCTAATAGTTGGTGCGTCACCTGTCTCTGTCAGTTTGTTAAATGCTACTGCATCTTCCTGTGATAAGTTTTGTTCTGCCCAAGCTGTCATCTTGGAATAGTTAGCATCACCACCTACAGAATCTTTTATACCTTGTATCTGTTGTGAAGGTATGTCAGCAGATTGAGCAGAAGTACCTTTTAATCCATCAAGGTATGTATCTATAACCTGTCTGGAAAAACCTGCACCTTCTAGTTTGGTGTAATCATCTTCTGATATTTCACCTGACTCTTGGAAGCGGTTTGATATATCTTGTGGGTCTATTTGTGCTTCAGTTAATACTTCAGCTAGACCTTCACCATAGTATTCATTAGCATTAAACTCTGGTGTTTCTGTCTCTTCAGTAGCAGCTTCTTCTGTTGCTGTTTCTTCCTGTGGTTGTGTACCTAGTTTACCTTCCAGTTCTTTATAACTGGCAGCTAAATCTTCTACAGATTTAAACTTACCTAAGATAAGACCATTTTCATCTGTTTCATTTTTTGCAAGAGTTTGTAAATCTCCTTCGGACATTGGAGGAGTTTCATTTACTGCAACTTGGGCTTCGGGCATAATAGTTTCCTAGTTATTAGTTATTGTATTACCATTTTTGGTTTTGACTATAGTTGGCTTACCAACAACAGGTTCATCATTAACACCTAGTCTGCTTACAACAGCTTTTGATGTATCAGTCTCAGGTTTTGGATCAGGCTTCTTGGTTGGCATTAGTTTCCTCCGCTACTTGTTGGGCTTGGGCATTGTTCTTAGGATCTAATAAAGGAGATCCAAGAGCAGCAGGTCCGAGATGTTGGATAAGTTGCTGCTGTTGCATAGCTTGCATCTCAGCCTGTATCTCTTCCTGTGTCTTCACTAGGTTAGCAGTATCAATACCGATAGAGTTTGCTAGTCGTTTTATGGCTTCATCTACATTCATGTATTGACGCATTATGTCTGGACCTAAAGCTTGCGACACCGTTCCAATAAATTCAATAAGCTTATTACGATCATTACCTCTACCAAGACCTTGTACACCTGTAACAATCTTAGGTTTAACTAACTTCTCAGGTAACTTAGGTGCTTTACCAGAACGTACTAGCATATGCATCCTACGTCTTAGATAAGGTAACTGAAACTCTTGGGTAAGGATGCTGTAAATACCACCGAGACTGTTCTCTAATTCATTAGCCATCATGGTAACTTCTGCTGCTGTTACTCTTTCTGCATCTCTTTGTACAGACCTTGCCATAAGGAAGGCATACTCTAATCTTGATTCTATTCTTTGTATTGCAGAAAAAGATACTTGGAAGTCTGCACCTTTGTTTACCTGCATTACAGATACATCAGAAGCACTACCTTCTCGTATTGCACCGTTAGGAGCTTTAGCTAAAGTAGCTGCTCTGGTTACACCGTTAGGATTTACAAGGAATAAAGTCTTAGCTGATGCGGCAGCACCTTCTATGATTGCTTGCATCAAAGCTTCTAAACTTATCAAGTCTCCTTTGTACTCACTGACATATCCACGACCATAATCTTCTCCATCGACTCGAACAAACCTGAGAACAATCCAAGGTGTTACATCTAATTTAGATCTACCATCAGTACCTGGTATCTTTTCTCCTTTACATTCTTGATGCCAATAAAAATTATCATCTAATCGTTTTACACAAGTATATATATCAAGGTCACTATCCATTGATTCAGCATCATAGTTCTCTTTCTTTCTAAGCTGTTCAACAAAATCAGATGGCAAGGCTTGAGGATGTACTGATTCTTTAGTAATAATTTCTAAGATGTTACCTACTGCATCTCTCTTACAAACAAACTTTGATAGTGGGTAAACCTTTAGACCTTCATCTGTTAAGTAAAGAAGAGCATTACCACCAACAACTAAATGTTTTAACGCTTCAAACATTGCAACTCTGTCGTTAGATATTTCTATCTCATTCATCAAAGCTGTTTCTATTGATCTAAGTCCTTTATCTATTTCTGTTTCTAGTCCTTCCTGTCCTTGCTTCAGTAGTTCAAGACTGTCAATACTTAGTTTAAAGAAGGCAGTTGATGGAGGTAACAGACTAAATAATAATTTTGAAGAAAGGGAATTTGTACCTCTGGCTCCAACAGCTTGGAAAGGGGTTTTTGTCTTAGCTCTAGTACCAGTTGCAGTCTCTGGTATAAGGGTAGGTATTGTTAATTTACTACATTCTTTTGCATCATCATAATAACTAGATCTTGCACTTTCCAACTGTGCATACCTACCAGCAGCAGTTTGACCAGGTGTTGAATAATCCATTTTAGGTTGGGTAGTTTAAGTTTCCAGATTGAACACCAGGATTTAAAGGTATCTGTAATGAAGAAGTGCCTAACATATCTGGCTTGGGTTTTGGTTTAGGCTTTGGCTTAGTTCCTGTTCCTGGTTCATCTCTGTCATCACCAATAACTACAGCACTAGCAGTTTCTTCGACAGGTGAATCCTTTGGTTCTGCTTTAGGAAGTTCTGGTGTTTTTGGTTTAAACAAACACATTGCTAATTCTCCAAGACTGATTCTGTGAGCATGGTATCTTTTTGCCTAGCCTGTTGTTCAATAAGATAATCAACAAGAGATCGCTGCCCTGCTCTATACCATACCTCTCTATCAGTTAATGACAAATCAGGATGGCGATGCGGAAAGATTTTATCTAAAGCAAAAATCAATTCATCTGTAATAACAGGAAGCTTTTCAGATGACATGATTAGTAAGATTTATAAGTATTGTAGTTCAAAT